TTTGTTTAGTCCTGCGATTGGTCCCGCAAGATAGATTACCTTCTTCATTTCATAAATGCCTTTTTGTTCCGACATCTATAATAATAACAGTTTTATTGGCTATTGTCAAGGATAACTTTATTTTTGTTTTACCATTGACAGATTTTGATTTATATGATACCCTAGCTGAGTACCCTGCTGAGGAAAATAGAATCCATTATTAATGGAGTATTTTATCTTTATTACTTTGTAATGTATCTTCTTCATTATATTCATCTTCTATTTCAGCATCACCTTCCATTATAGAAACTAATTTATCCATGTTATGGTTTATCTTTTCTAGAACTTCCTCATCGGTTTTACCATAAGATTCCATTGCATCTATTTCACTTTCTTCTATTGTTTTACGAGATACCATTTTATAGTATACCATAACTTCAGGAGATAGATTGGCTAATCCGATAATCTTTTCTTTATCTATAATATATTCTATGTCGTTAGTAAAACTAATCCATCTTTGTAAGCCTGTATGTTCTACTACATCATCGCCACTATTTCGATACTTAGTTTTTAATACTTGCATCGGACATTCTACAATCACACTATTATCATCTTCACCTAAAACTTTACAGATAAGATCATCTCCATTCGTCAGCTTTAAAACTTTGTAATTAGTGTCCATCATACTATTTATTCTTATCCAATTTGACTGGAACAATGTCATAATCAAACGACTGACTACTGTATATTCTAATTCTTTCTTGTAAATGTTTTAATGTATAGTTATCTTTATTATTATATCTTAAATCATCGGCTATGTCAAAGAGCTCCAAATGATCTTTATCTTCAGACATTCTTAAACCACGACCTAAACTTTGCAATATCTTTACTTGACTTTTGTATGGTGATGCAAAGATAATGGCGTGTATCTTTTTAATGTTTACACCGGTAGAGAATGTTCCATAAGATGCAACAATTACTGCATTATCATCATTCTCGACCAAATGTCTTACCTTTTCTCTATCATCTGTGGGTGTTGCACCATAGATAAGATGAACTGTTCTTTTTTCTCCACAATGGTCAACAATCATATTGCATAACGGCACCAGTTGTTTCTCAATGTACTGAGCCAACACAAGAATATTCCCATCAGTAGCACACACCAGACTACGAATAAACTGATTACGTTTCATGCTCGTAGACAGAAACTCCATCTCTTGTTGATAGGTTTTGTCCTTCATCATTCGTTTATCATTCTTATTGTGTTCTAATACTAACACACGAATATGTAAAGGCGATAGTTGTTTCTTTTCTATCAGTTCGGAAGTGGTGGTAACTTGTTCATGTACGGAAAACAATCCTTCTAGCACAAGACGGTGAACATCTGTACCATCAAGTGTGCCTGTAAGACCAACACGATATTTGCAATTATGCAACTTGGTCATAATACTTGTAATAGATTTAGCTTTCGCTAGATGGGCCTCATCAACAATAACACAACCAAACTGTTCAAAGTATCTTTTATCTAGTTTGTAGATAGATTGCCATGTAGAAATAACAACTTCTTTTTTTGTATACTTCTCTTTACCCGCATACAGTTTATGACAATGTTCGTCAGGAAACCATTTATAGTCCGCGAAGTCATTATACATCTGTTCGACTAGACCTGTGGTAGGAACAATAATTAAAACTTTCTTATCATAAAGTTTTTGAACGTAATATCTAACAAGAGCATAAATTATAAAAGATTTTCCACTACCTGTAGGAGAAAGTATAAGACCACGATGGTTAGTAATGATATTATGAACTGCATCTATTTGATAATCTCGAGCCCGCATTTTACCCTTTTCTAAGGATCTTACAAACTTTTCTGTAATAGATTTTATTAAAGTTCTTTCTTCGAAGTCCTCTGAAAGTTGATATTCGTATTCGTTTTCTTTGAGAAATTTTTCGACATACGGTAATAGTCCATAATAGATTTTACCATTACCAGGAGAAAATAACCTGATTCTACCGTCCCACATTTTGTTTCTAACAGACGGCATAAACTTCGCACCCGGAACTTCAAACGTAAAAAACTCCGACAATTCTCGAGCAATGTCTGAATCGCATTTAACACGAATATATGCTTCATTAAATTTTTCAATAAAAGTGGACACAATCAATCACCATGAAGAAACTTTTTCCATTCTATAGTATTTCTTATTGTCCAGTTTCGATTGTTAATCTCCCTTAGTATTCTTTCTAGATATTCTACTATTTGTTTTGTATATGCAATTCTTTGACTAAGTTGTTGCAACTCGCCATCAGAATCTAAATAAATGCCAACATCAGCCTTCAAAACTTTTAGATCAAAAGGTTTGTCTCTATAAATTTCTGGATTGGCTTTACCAGTATAATACTCCCACTTCATACGATACATTACTTTATAGTCATCATTCAACTTCTTATACTGTAAAGATTGTTGAGTAAAATACTTTAAATACTTGTTGTGTATTTGAGGTGTGCGAATAGACTCTAGGTCTAATTCAGTATCATCTATTTTTAAATCACGTTCTACTTCTACATAAAGTTCTTCAATATTCATAATATATCCATAATGTAAAGGTGAAGCAGTCAGAGGTTGTCAACCTTTAACTTAAATATGCTTCCACCGAATAGTGAGAAGATCCCTAACCTATTTTTATGAAAACTTAACTGCTTCTAATTCTATTTATCTTTAAGATTTGGATGGTGTTACATCAAACCAACTAAAAGCAAAAGAAACTTCGCAAGTTGCATATACAATATCAGTTTCTTGTTGACTATATTCGATGTTGCTTAAAGATAAAGGAAAAGCATCATACATAACCACATTAGCAACTGGATTATTTTTACTTGTCAAAATAGACATTTGAATATCAGTATATAAGTTTCTATCACTCGCAGATACTTCGGCCGTAGCACCTGTATCCGTAGTATCAGATTTCATTCTTTTAATACTAATTCTAGAATTTCTTGATCTATCAATGTTATCAGGTCGTTCTAGTCTGTTAAATTGATCTGCACCACTAAATGGAAATCCAATATTCTTTACCCAGTTATACATTTCCATATAGTTTTCTAGTGACTCATCTACAACAAAGGACATATTGAAATTGTCATATTGCAGTTTATCACCAACTACAGCAACATCAACGAATGGAGTATATTGTGATGCCTGAGACATACTAACACCAGGAATATTAGCTCGTACTACAAACCATTCTGTTGTGGGAAATATGGGCAAGTAAATTTTAAATTGATTATTTTGAGAATAATCAAATGTGGAAGGTTGTCTTGCTAGAGGATTGACGGAAGTACCAGAATCTACTGTACTGGTACTACCGCCGAATTCTCCGAACCTTAGATCGGTTGCTGCCATTATGCAGACCAGCCAGATCCGTTAAGTGCCATCTTTGTATATTCGATTACAATTGTACCATAACACGCTGCACCAGGGGTCATAATAATATCACTCGTTGCTGCTGTTGATGAAGTTCTGCTACAAGTAATTGCAGGTTGTCCTGATGTGTATCCGTATGAACCACTGCCTATTAGAACAAAAGCATCACCAACTCCACCTGTGCCACCCCAACTTATAACAACTCCACCTGCGGGACTATCAGTGTTCCAATAAATTTTTGAAATTGCTAACAGTGAACCAGCAACCCATCCAGATAAACCGGAAGCGTCTACTAGAGTTGTTGCACCAGTATCGTTAGTCATTGTAACGTGTGTTTGACCACGCCAATCTGTATCCATTAATTTCGTGACAGTGTTTGCCATTTTATTTTCCTCATAAAGTTTTTGGAGCGGAAGGCCTAACTCCTGTTGTACAATACCTTCTCTTTAATCAGGACTATTTATCGATTACTGAATACTGTCCTGACTTTATTCTCCGTTTGACCGTGTTGCGAGTTATACCTAGCTGTCTTACTACGTCCATTATACTGATGTATTCAACTCCATCTGCTAAAACTTTCTTATTAGACTTTCTGATAAAGATAGGTTTGGTATGGGTGTGTCCCTTCATACGTTTGCTCTGTGCCTCTCTGGCTCCAGGTTTTGCCCATTGTCTTTTTGCTGCTGCCCGACATTTCTCTTTATGTTCTTCTGTTAGACCATTCTGCATTCTATTCGTGTTTGCCAAGTATCTTTTCTTCTGTTGTATTTCATAACCAGATGCCTGACCTGATAATGCTATCCACGCAAGATAGTCCTGCCAATT